AAATCATAGTAGAGATTTTATACACGTCTATGATATTTGTTCAGCGATTGAATCTTTATTAAGACAAAGCCAAATTTCAGCATTTGATGAAAAGACAGGTGTAATAGATATAGGAACAGGCATTACACATAAGTTAACTGATATAATGGACCACTTTGGAATTATTACTGAAAAAAGAATTGCTGGTGATACTGAAAGACTTGATAACAAAGCAAATATAGACGCAATGACGAGTTATGGTTGGGAACCACAATATGAATTAAAGAAATATATTGAAGATAATAGGAGAACGAATTAAATGAGTTATACTAGTTTATTATCTTTTGGTGATTTCATATCCTTAAAATTAAAGTGTGATGTCAAAAAGTTATTTGATGAAATAAAGCAGTTTTCTTTCAGTCAATATAATCCAAGAAAAGATATAAAAAGATATGGTCTAAGCATAACTAGTTTAGATGGTTCTATAAATGGTATTGATTTAGATTCTATACCAGAATATAATAAAGAAAATAAAACTGAATATGATGAGTTAAGTTTTAATAAACTAACAGATGTTTATTATTCAAGTAATGAAATTCAAAAAGTTGTAAAACCATTTATTAAGCATTTAGGTAGGTCTCATATTTTATATTTACCTGAAGGTGGTTATTTCCCACCTCATAGAGATTTGCCTGTTTATTATGAAAGACAAAATAGTTTGAGAGTATTGATACCTTTAAGAGGATGTAATCCACCAGACTTATATTTTATGTATGAAAATAAACCTTTATATTTTGAACACGGCAGAGCATATTTTTTAAATACAAATAAATCTCATAATCTATTTTCTTTTAAAGATAGTTATATGATAGTTTTAAATATCAAAACAAGTGAAGAGGTTTATAAAATTATAGGAACCAATTTCAAATCGTCATAAATAGTACTATGAGTAAAACATTAAAACATATATACACAAAACCTAACGAAAGTATTGCAATTAGCTTTTGGGGTGACGAGATATTGCTATTGATTGATACTTACTTTGACGCAGGAAAGATAACACAAAAACCTGTTAAAACTATTGATGGTTTAAAAGAAACATACACAACAGTTTTTAAAGACCAAGCTTCTTTTGATGAATTTAAAGTTGAAGAAGCTGCTACATCTAATTTAAATAGTCTTGAAACATTTTGTGCTGAAAATTCAGTAACCTGCGATATAGAAGAAAGTTAAAATATGGAACTAACAATAGCTATTTTACTAGGTGTTGTTTGGTCTCAAATTATATCACATTGGGGTGCCAGCATACTATTACATAGACATTATTGTCACAATCAATTTAAAGTACCTGTATGGTTTGAAACAATTGGTTTAGCAATGTTGATGATAGCTTGTATAAGAACACCAATTGGGTGGATTGCAAGTCACCGAATGCACCATAAGTTTTCAGATGGACCAAAAGACCCACACGCAGTTAAGCACGTAGGTTTTTGGAAAGTATTATTAACTACTTGGGACATTGATAATATACCAACAAAATATGCTAGAGATTTATATAAAAATCCTAGATTAGTATTTTGTCATAAACATTGGTTGAAAATATTAATTGGAGTTAATGTAGTTAGTTATTTAATTAGTCCATACTTTTGGTTGGCATTTTGCGCCGTACCATTTATATTTGCTAAAATAGGTTTTGGACTTTTAAATACAGTTGGACATAAAACACTAAATGGTGCTAATGTTCCTTGGTTGAATTTGTTTATTGCAGGTGAAGGTTATCATAGAAACCACCACGAAAATATGAAACGAATTAGATTACATAAGTGGGATGTCGGTGGTTGGATAGCAGAAAAATTATTTTTAAATTATGGAACAAACAAAACAATCATTAAGGGATAATCGCTGGGTAGATGTACCTATGTCAGAAGATGTTAGGCGTCTTCTGGAGAAACAATTGGTATCTGATACTTACTATCGTAGAGGTGATGGAGAAGCGACCAGAGATTTAAATTGGGTTGAGTCAAATCACAGAAAATGGGTAAGCAAGATTATTGACTTATCAGAATTCCCACATTGTTATTTTGTTAATGGTTCAACAGACGCAATTCATCATTGGACATTAACAGAAAAAAGACCTTGGCAGAAATTATGTTATGGAGAATATGAATATCCTGACGCAATAGGTCCTTCGGGAGATGTTTGTTGTGATGTACCAGGTCAATATATGGGTGAAGATGGTCGTTCAGCTTTACCATCAATTATCAATCCTAACAAACCTCTTTTTATTTCTATACCTTCATCAGCAGATGGTAACTTTTTTAAACCATCATTACCAAAAGATGTACCTGTAATTTTAGATTGTACATATATTGGTTCAACTAATATTCAAAAAATAGATGTACCTGAAAGTACTGAACAAGTCTTTTTTAGTTTTTCTAAAGGGTTTGGTGTAATTGGACAAAGACTTGGATTGGTATATACTAAAGAAGAACACCCCACATTAGCAAGATTAAAAAGATTAGAGAATTGGAATTATAATGGAGTGCGAACAATAGGTTTAATAATGTCTAAATTTGCAGTTGATACAATGTGGAATAGATTTAATGAAATACAAAGGAGAATTTGTGATGATTATAAATTTAAACCATCAGATTGTTTTTACTTAGCAACAACAAAAGACCCTTATTATAAGGAGAGAAGGCGTATGAGATGGAATAATGACGCTAGAATTTGTATAACTTCTCTTTTGGAAAAATGGCAAATCAGATATTAAATTATACAGACAAAGAATTAGCACAATTAGTTAAGAAAATTGTACAAGATGGACAAGTTGTTTTACACGAACAAGAATTAACTATGAATCAATATGCTGATGTTCTAACAAGAATAGGTGAAGTTGAGGAACTTGATTACTATATGAATCCAAAAGAAGAAAAAAGATTAAGTTATGTAGGCAAGAACTATTTATTTGGAGATACAGAATTAATATGGCACGCCAATGGCACAGGTAGATATAATTTTAAAGAGATATGTGTAGGATTATATTGTGTTTATGAGTGCATTGATACCGTTCTTTCAATAAACAATAATTGTAATGCGTTTGCTGGGTTATCTGAAGAAAAGAAAAATTATTATCGTAGTTTAGATATTGGATTAAACAATTCTGGTCCTCGTGCTAGACTCTGGCCTGAAGATAGTGATTATAAATCAGCAGGTGAACAAGACTTTAAAGTAGGGCAAGAACATTATAAAGAGAATGTTGACAGACGACCTTTAGTTGGTATACACCCTTTTGATGGAAGAGAATATATATATTTTATGGTGCCATATATAGATAAGGCATATAATAAAAAAGATGGAAAAGAAATAGAAGACTTTGAAAAGTTTTACAAAACATTATGGGATGATGTGATAAAATCAAAGTATCAATATCATCACGTTTTTAAAGTTGGTGATTTACTTTTAATGGATCAATTACATACGATACATAGACGGTCACCTATAAAAGATAAAGATAGAATGTTGTGGAGAACAGCATTTAGTTATTCAAAGATTAAAGTATGAATATAACAGCAGTATCATTTAGTTATAGTGAAAACTCTATGAGTTATAGAGGTCTATTGTTAATGGATCATTATATAAAGTTTTCTAATATAATTAAAATGGATTTACCTATTTGTGATTCTAATAAACCTGATGGTGTAATACCAAAAGAAGTAGAAGAATTAGATAGTATATTGGATAAAAGTGATGTACTAGTATTTTCTGTGCCTGAATATACAGGTCATTATTCGGTAGGTTTTAAAAACTTATTAGATTGGTTAGTTGTAAAAGGATATTATAACGCAAGTTTAGGACAAAAATATTCAATATCAAATAAACCAGTTTATATTATTTCTTTTACACCTACTTATAAAGGTGCTGGTGATAGACATTTTGAAATGACAAAAGATATATTAGAGAAGCTAGGATGTAGAGTTAAGAAAATGTTTTTAAAAAATGATTGTTGGAATAATCTTGTTCCTGGTAATTATAAGTTTGTTGAAAAAGAATGTAAAGAAATTTTGAGAAAGGATATGGAGGATGAAGTGAGTGGTTGGAAAGAAAAATATAAAGAATGGAATGATAAATGGAAAAATTAGATTGTAAAGGTCTTTATATATATAAAGACAATAAGTTTGTACCTTATGAATTAACAAATAACAAAACTATAATGTGTGGAATACCTGGTGCATTTACAAAAGGATGTACAGAAAAACATTTACCAGGATTTGCAAAGAATTTAGATAAACTAAAAGAAAAGGGTATTGATAAAGTTGTTTTTGTTGCAGTAAATGATTCAATAGTTATGGATGTTTGGAACAAACAACACGGTCACGAAGATATTGATAGTGTATCTGACCCATTAGCTGTATTTTCAAAATCTATAGGAAAAGATGAAGATTGGGGAGATAGTTTTGGTATTAGATGTAAGAGATATGCTTATCTAATAAAAGAAGGTAAGATTGTAAAAGAATTTAAAAATCCATTTATAGAAGGTGTATTGGAAGAAATATGATAACAGGTGTTGCAGAATATCTTGATATTAAAGTAGATATAGATTTATTACTTTCTTTATATAAAAAAGTTGGTACTCATAACACATTTGGTAAAACACCATTTGAAAGTTATTCTTTAGAATATAGTATGACAGGAAAACCTACAGGTTATGAAAAGGTGTTTGACCCTATATTATCTCAACATAGAAAAGTACACCCACACTATCAGTTTCGTTCAACAGGATTTAATACAGCAGATAGTACAGAAAAAGATGTATTCCCACATACTGATATAGATGAAGATACTGAACACCCTACTGGTTATAATATTGTTATACCTGTATTTGGTAATTCACGTATAGATTATTTTGAAACAAAAGATGAAGAAGTTTATTTACCTGAAAAGAATGCTCACGGTTATGCATACTATCACGAATTTTATGCTCAAAAAGAAATGGGTCAAGGTACACCAGAGTTTGAAAAGTTTTTAAGTGATAGAAAGGTTGGTCATATTGTAGTAGATAAACCGTTATTAATACAAACTACAATAATGCATAGAGTGGTTGTAACAGAAGCACCTAGATGTGCTTGGGTTACAAGATGGAATAATATTCCAAAAGATATTAGTTTTCAAGAATTCAAACAAAAGGTAGAAAATATATTATGATATATCCAGATAAAGTAGATATTCAAATTAAAGAAATGGACAATGAAAATTTATTGGCTATTGCTAAAAGTATCCATAAACAAGGTGTCGTAGTATTTTATAATCAAAAATTAAATGAGTTAGAATATATTAATAATATGAAAAGATTTGGAGAATGTGAATCACCTAATTTGTTTATGAATCCAAAAGAGTATCCTGAAATATTTTTAGTAACTGGTAAAAAGGTTGATGGCAAAAAGATTGGTATGTTTGGTGATACAGAATTAGGCTGGCATTCAAATGGAAATTCAAGACATTTAATAGATAAAATTTTAATAGGTTTATATTGTGTCAAAGAAGATATCAATACAACTTTAAGTATTTGTAATACTTCAATGCCTTTTTGGGATATGTCAGATGATGAAAAAGAATATTATAGGTCTATAACAATTAGATTGAAATTTAAAAATAATACAATATATGATTTAGAAGAAGGTGATCCTGAATTAGAATTTATGAGTAAGAACAAAGGTAGTATTCGTAAATTAGTTGGCAAACATCCACATACAGGTAAAGAATACTTTTACTTTCCATATCATTTCATTATAAGAGCGTGGGAAGGCAAGAAACAAATTGACCACGAAGAAATGATTAAGAAATTAATGCCAAAGATATTTAAATCTGAATATCAATATCATCACATATTCAAAGAAGGTGATTTACTTTTAATGGATCAATTTACAAGTTTACACCGTAGAACACCTGTGATGGATACTAACAGATTATTATGGAGGATAGCAAGTGATTTCAAAAAAATCTATACCGTGGCCCACAATTACAACTAATACTGGTGAAATACCAATGGGGAGAAAATATGGGTTGAGAGATATGTCATACCTTGACACTCTACAAGCAAGACCTATATTTGAAAAACAAGCAGATATAATTATCAAAAATAATTATAAAGGTCTAGTTGATATAGGTTGCAGACACGGTCCTATTAATGATTTTTTAAAGATGAAAAATTATGAAGATTATCAATACTATGGTTTTGATACTTCACCAGAACCAATAGAGTATGCTCAACAGCGATGGACTAATAAAAATAATATTGAATATGAAGTTAGAGATTGGGCAGAATTGAAACAAGTTAACTATAAAGTAGATTGTGTTATCTTTAGTGGCGTATTATTATATGAGAAAGACCATTATAAAATGTTTACAGATATAATGAAATTTTATGATTGTCAAAATGCAATAATACAAGAACCTTACCATACACAAAAATATTATGAAGAAAAATTAAAATTAAAATCAATTACAAATGATATGCAACAATATAAATTTAAAGAACAGACTATTGTTGAAGCAGAAATATTTTGTGGGAGAAGATTGATAGCACATATATGATAACTGTTAAAAGATATTCAGTAGACCCTAACACATACTGGCCACTAATTGAAAAATTTAGATTAAAAACCTGGGAAGAAGGTAATGATAGCCTAACTTATAAGAAATATAATCCAGATAATCCTGATATAGAAACTTGGATGTGTTTTAAAGATGACAAGTTAATATCAATATCTGCTGGTGAAAAATCACATTATACAAATGATCCTGATATTGCATTAAGAATTTGTAGGTATCATATATTAAAAGGATATAGATTTAGTCATTGTGGTTTAATTATGGGAGAACACCAAATTAAATGGGCAAGAGAAAAAGGTTATCAAATATTATATGTAACACACGATATAAAAAATAGAGCAATAAATAGTCTATATCAAAGAAGAAAAAAAATGACTGATAAGGCATTTAAAGAACATATTGATGGAGAGTGGTATACAAAATTACAAGTAGAAAAAAAGTTTTTATTTAAGATTGGCGAAATGTTGCAATATGTTTATAGCATAAGATTACAAGATGATAATTTTAAATGGCAACCTAAATCAAAATTTATTATAGAAAGAGAACACGATGGACAAATTAAGTAAGCATAATCTACCTACTATAGCAGATTTAGGTTTAAATATAGACCTTGACAGATTAAGAAAAGAAACTGATAAGTTAGCAGATAAATTTGTTGACGTAAAAACAGCGAATCCTATGTTGTGTGATAATCATATGGAGTTAGTAAAAGATGTTTATGATAATTTTGAACAAATAAACTTAACAACACCAAGTGAAATATTACCACATACTACTAGTATATCAGAAAGATTAAGACGAAAAGAAGAACACTTATATAATGTGCCTACTGAAGATTATACTGGTAGTTATTTTGAGGAAATTGTAACACAATTAAAATCTCCAGCAAGTAGAATTAGAATAACAAAATTAGCACCTGGTAAAATGATACCTTGGCACGTGGACTATAATGTAAATTATGGTGTCAGGTGTATTGTACCAATTTATGGTAACGAAAATGTAATCAATTTATTTAAGAGAGATAGTAAAACTGAAGCATATACTTTAACAGATGGTATTGCTAATTTTTTAAATATAGGGTATAAACACGCTGTTATTAATATGAGTAGAGAACCTAGAATCGCATTAATGTTTACTTTAAATGGTACAAAAGATATAGAAAAACTATTATAAATAGTAATACGAATTTAAAATGGAGATAAACTATGGCTATAACAATTGATGGAAAGCAGTATGATGAGAAAACGCTTAGTCCTGAATTACAGAATTATCTAGCAGTAAGACAAGAGATACAAGTAAGCAAGACTAGACATACTATTGAAATTGAGAAAATAGATGTTTTAACTAAATTTTATAACGAGAAGATTATAGGGTTGATTAAAAAAGAAGTACCAGAAACGAACAAAATTACAGATAAAAAATAGATGGCCGCAATAGCAAATTTAACTATAGACCAAGGGGCAACTTTCACTTCAGACGTAACTGTGAAAGACGCTCAAGGCAATGCTTTTAACCTTACAGGTTATACGGCAGTTGCTAAGTTGGCTAAAGGCTTTGCGTCCACTAAAACAAGAACAAATATGACTACTTCAATAGCGACAGACGCTACCACAGGAGTAGTTACTCTCTCATTAACAGCAACTGAAACATCCGCTTTAGACGCTGAGAGATATGTCTATGACCTTGAAATTACATCTGGTGCTACTGTTACTAGAGTTATTGAAGGAATAATTACAGTCCGAGCGCAAGTAACGTTATAATCAAACTCATTTTTGTTATAAATATATAAATAAAGGGAGAGAAGTAATGCCTGATATTACAGCAAAAATTAACGTAGATACACAATCTGGTCCACAAAAAGTTTCAGTAACCATACCATCAACTGTAGCTGTTCAAAATTCAGAATTAAGATTATCCCGCCTTGGTGATGTTGACACAACAAATTTAGATGATGGCGCAATGATTCAATACAGGTCAAGTGATGGTAAATTTGTAACTAGAACGGAAGTAGTTACTACAACTGGAACACTATTATTTAACTGTGGGAGTTTTTAAATAGCATATGGCAACAGTAATACAGATAAAAAGAAGTAATGCGACTTCGGCACCAGCAACATTAAAATTAGGTGAATTAGCTTTAACTTATGGAACAGGAACCCAAGGTAATCTAGGAGATAGATTATTCATTGGTGAAGGTGGTGTAGATGGTAATGGTGACGCAAATAATATAACAGTTATCGG